GCCAAGAAACCCGCGCAGCCCAAACCGGCACCGTTCAACCCTGATGGCATCTCGTCTGAGAAACCAGCGGACCGGGCCAAGTATGAGCGCAAGTTCAACCTGCCGCCGCAGAACAACTCCGGCTCGAAGCGCCGCCCGCCGGTGAAGAAGTGACATGGCTGGACTGACGTTCCTGCGAGTCGTCTCCAACGCTGACCTTGTCCGACAGGAGAAGGAGGCAGCGGAGGCGGCGCTTGCCGAACGGCAGAACCAGCCCGTCATGCTCGGGCTCGCTTCGTACCTACGCGCCTGCTGGGACGTGGCTCAGATGGCCAAGAAGCCCATCGAGCAGACCATGCTCCGGGCGCTGCGGCAGCGCAACGGCGAGTACGAGGCGGACAAACTCAAGGCCATCCGCGACCAGGGCGGCTCCGAGATCTACATGATGATCACGGAGGTCAAGTGCCGAGCGGCCGAGTCGTGGCTGCGCGACATCCTGCTCGATGAGGGCTCGCCTCCGTGGGACCTGCACGCCACACCCGTCCCTGATCTGTCGCCCGTGCAGCAGCGGGAAGTGCAGGCCGAGTTCGCCCAGAAGGTGCTCCAGCTCGTGCAGCAGACCGGCCAAGCGCCGGATCCCGCCATGATGCGGGAGCTGCGTGAGATGGTCGCGCAGGACTTCCGGTTCGCTGTGCTCCAGGAGGCGCAGACCCGGGCGGACAAGATGAAGATCAAGATCCAGGACCAGTTCGCCCAGGGCGGCTGGGCCGAGGCGTTCAACGACTTCATCACCGACCTCGTCACCTTCCCTGCCGCGTTCGTCAAGGGGCCGGTCGTGCGCCGGCAGCGGGCGCTGGGCTGGGAGACCACACCCACCGGTGCGACGGTGGTCAAACCCATCGAGCGTCTGGCACCCGAGTACGAGCGGGTCGACCCGTTCTACATCTACCCCGAGCCGGGGATCAGCCGCATCAGCGACGGCTACCTGTTCGAGTACCACCCCCTGACGCGGATGATGCTGGCCGACCTGATCGGCGTGCCTGGGTACGACGAGGACGCCATCCGCAAGGTGCTGGAGATCGGCAACGGGCAGTCGTGGATCAACGAGGACGTCGAGCTGATCAAGGACGAGGAGGAGCGCAAGTACTACTCGTACATGCGGCCGACCGAGGTCTACGACGCCCTGGAGTTCTGGGGCAAGGTCAGCGGCAAGATGCTGCGCGAGTGGGGCATGACTGAGGAGGATGTGCCCGACGACGCCCGAGAGTACGACGCCAACGTCTGGGTCGTGGGCAACTACGTCATCAAGGCGGTGCTCAACTACGACCCGCTGGGTGAGAAGCCGTACACCAAGACATCGTTCATCAAGTGCCCCGGCGCGTTCTGGGGTAAGGGTATACCCGAGATCATCGAGGACCTCCAGGGGGTGTGCAACGCCGCTGCCCGGGCATTGGTCAACAACATGGGAATCGCCTCTGGCCCGCAGGTCGAGGTGAATCTGGAGCGCATCCCGCCCAACGAGGACATCACCGCCCTGGCCCCTTGGAAGGTCTGGCAGGTCACCAACGACCCGGCCGGCTCCAGTGCGCCGGCCATTCGGTTCACGCAGCCTGACTCACGTGCCAACGAGTTGGTGGGTGTCTATGAGAAGTTCAGTCGGTTGGCTGACGACCACTCGGGCATCCCGGCCTACATCTATGGCGACCTCAACGTCCAGGGCGCTGGGCGCACCTCGTCGGGGCTATCCATGCTCATGGGCGCGGCGGGCAAGGGGATCCGGCAGGTGGTGATGCACCTGGACGCCGATGTGGTCAAGCCCATCGTGCTGCGTCAGTTCGTCTACAACATGCGCTACGACGAGGACGAGGCCATCAAGGGCGACGTCGAGGTCGTGGCCAAGGGTGCCATCAACCTTGCGGTCAAGGAGACGGTCAACGTCCGCCGCATCGAGTTCCTCAACGCCACAGCCAACCCCATCGACGCCGAGATCCTTGGCCGCGATGGTCGCGCCACCATCCTGCGCGAAGTGGCCAAGGGCTTGCAGATGCCCGTCGACGAGGTCATCCCGTCCCGCGAGAAGGCGGCGCACCAGGGACGCCTCCAGGCCGCTGCCATGTCCATGGCGCAGCAACAACCTGCCCCTACCCCCACGGCCCCTGATGGGTCGCCGATGGGCGGTATGGAGGGCAACACCGTCAGCAACCGCGTGAGTGGGAGGGCCGCATGATCCGACCCGACGAGCGCACGATGAAGGCTCTGGCCAACGTCGCCCAGCACTACCCCGAGGTGGTGGAGTGGGTCTCGGCGTGGCGGGCGCACGAATTGCACAGGTTGCCGTATGCCATCAACAACCCGACGCTTTCCCAGGGGCGGTGTCAGGTATTGGACGAGCTGTACGCAGTCGTCAAACAAGCCCCTGTTTCGGCGGCAAAGGCATGACCTCGCCGTCTAGTCACGCATACCGATGAGGAGCGTTCAAATGGCCCTTCCAGAGCAAATCCGCAAGCAAGCCGAGGCTGTCCAGGAACTGTACAAGCAGCTCAACGCAGAGGGTGACCAAGGCCCGCAGGCCGATGGTTCCGAAGCTGAGGGTGTGGGTACTGCTGCACCTGCCGCCGACGCGCCTGCACCGGACGTCGCTGCTCCTTCACCTGCCGCGCCTGAGCAAAGGGCGGGTGATGACAAGGCCCCGGAAGACATCGCACAGAAGTACCGCACCCTCCAGGGCATGTACAACGCCGAGGTTCCCCGTCTGCACGCACAGAACCGGGAGTTGGCGCAGCGTGTCCAGCAGATGGAGCAGCTCCTGGCCACCATGTCGTCGCCTGCACAGCCACCGGCTGCGGCACCAGCGACTCCCCCTCAGCGCCATGTCACCGACAAGGATGTTGAGGAGTACGGGGAGTCGATCGACGTCATGCGCAAGGTCTCACGCGAGGAGGTTGGCTCGCTCATGGCGAGGATCGGTCACCTCGAATCGCTGCTCCAGCAGGTGCAGACCAAGGTCGTACCCCAGGTCCAGGCTGTCGCTCAGCGGCAGCAGGTGTCCGCCGAACAGACGTTCTGGTCGGACCTGACCCGGGCGGTGCCCAACTGGCGAGAGGTCAACGACAACGGCTCCTTCCAGGAGTGGTTACTCAAGACCGACCCGCTGACCGGCATCTCTCGGCAGACCTACCTGGACGACGCGCAGCGTTCTCTGGACGCGGGACGGGTCAGTGCGTTCTTCCGTACTTGGCTGGAGTCCACTGGACAAGCCACTGCTCAATCCGCCGGCTCCGCGCCGCCCCCTCCCCAAGCCAACCCCGAGTTGCAGAAGCAGGTCGCCCCCGGTCGTTCGAGAAGCGCCGGAACCCCGCAGACCAACCAGGGCAAGGTGTACTCCCGCGACGACATCGCCAAGTTCTTCAACGATGTGCGGTCCGGGAAGTACAAGGGTCGGGAGCAGGAGCGCAGCCGCATCGAGAGCGACATCTTCGCTGCACAGCGGGAGAATCGCATCCAGTCCACTGCATGACTAGAGGAACCTCATCATGTCTTTCCCTGTTTCCCCCGGCCGCCCGAATTACAGCGGCAACTTCATCCCCGAGATTTGGTCCGGGAAGCTCATCGAGAACTTCTACGACGCCACCGTTCTGGCGGCGATCTCCAACACCGACTACGAGGGTGAGATCCGCCAGCATGGCGACACGGTCAACATCCGCACCACGCCGGAGATCACGATCCGTGACTACGTCAAGGGTCAGACCCTCACGGTCGAGAACCCCGACAAGCCCAAGCTCCAGCTTCTGATCGACAAGGGCGAGTACTTCGCCTGCGTCGAGGATGATGTGGACAAGGTCCAGTCGGACATCAACCTGATGGACACGTGGTCCAAGGACGCCTCCGAGCGGATGAAGATCAAGATCGACCAGCGCGTGCTGACCGATGTGCTGCCCGATGTCGCCTCCACCAACCGGGGTGCCACCGCCGGCGCGATCTCGGCGTCGTTCAACCTGGGCATCACCACGGCTCCCCTGACCGTCACCAAGGACGGCGCGGGCAGCACCACGTCGGTGATCGACCTGCTGGTCGACATCGGCACCGTGCTGGACGAGGCCAATGCGCCCGAGGGCAACCGCTTCGTGGTCATCCCGGCCAAGATGGCTGGCCTGATCAAGAAGTCGGAGCTGAAGGACGCTTCGCTGACCGGCGACGGCACCTCCATCATCCGCAACGGGCGTCTGGGCATGATCGACCGCCTCACGGTCTACGTGTCCCACAACCTCAAGCGGGCGTCGGTCGGTGGTGCCACCGAGCACAGCATCATCGCTGGCCACAAGATGGGCTTCACGTTCGCGTCCCAGATGACGAACATGGAAACCATCCGTGCCGAGTCCACCTTCGGCCAAATCGTCCGTGGCCTCCAGGTCTACGGGTACAAGGTCACCAAGGGCGAAGCCCTGGCGACCGCCGTCATCAAGTTCTGATCGGAGGGCCACAACATGGCTGCGTACACCGACTCCTTGGGGTTCAACCAAGGCACTGCTGCCTACCCCGCCAACGTGACCGAAATCTCGAAGTTCGAGGTGACGGTTGACTTCGCTGCCGTCAAGGCCGCACGTACCGCCGCTGGTGCCACTGCACTGGCTGCGACTGACACCATGCAAATCATCAAGCTGCCTGCTGGCTCGGTGGTGCTGTCTGGTGGTATGAACGTGAGCACGGCTGAGACTGTCAACACCACGGCCACCATCGACATCGGCTTCACGGGCGGCTCGCCTGCGGCTGCCAACGTCTATGGCAACGATCTGGCGACCAACAGCACCGGATTGAAGGCGGCAAACGCTGCTGCTGCGACGGTGGTGGCTGCGGCGGACACGGTCGACATCCTGCTGAACACGGCGGTCCCCGAGAATGCCGTGATCAAGTTCTTCGCGTTCGTTGGCAACGCCAATTGAACTAGGGGGGCTTCGGCCCCCCTCATCTGAGAGGAGTCCATCATGGGTGTCTATCGCGGGGTAACCCAAGACAACGCGACGATCAACAAGGGCACGCTCTACGACGTCACGCTTGTCAACCCCACTGTCAGCGGCTCGATCACCGGCGCTGTTCGTCTGCCCGTCGCGGCAGTGGCGGCAACCGGCTCGACGCAGGGTGACGCTGCGGCGTTGTCCGAGGGTCTGAATGTCGTCTCGGCGGCGGACGGTACCAAGGGTGTCGTGCTGCCCACGGCAGTGGCTGGCATGACTGTCATCGTCAAGAACACCGCTGGCGCTGCGCTGAAGATCTACCCCGCCACGGGCGGTACGGTCAACGCGCTGTCGGCCAACGCGGCGTACAGCATCACCAACCTGACCAGCACGTTGCTGGTGGCGTCGTCTGCGACGCAGTGGTACTCTGTGCCTCTGGTTGCATCGTGATCTCCGGGGGCTTCGGCCCCCGCTTCATTCTCAGGACTGAGCCATGCCCGCGAAGCGCATCCCGGATCTCACCGCCATCTCTGGTGCCAGCACGGCGAACGACGACAACCTCGTCATCTTCGACACCGATGCCGACGAGACCAAGCGGATCCTGCGCTCGCAACTGGCGGCTGGTCTGGTAGGGGATCTGCCCTACACGCCTTCAGGTGGCATCTCCGCCACCACTGTTCCCACGGCCATCGCCGAACTGGACTCGGAAGCCGCCAAGTCGGCCGCGCTCGCGGCCAGCGGGGGTTCCGCGTTTGTTGGCTTCCTCCAAGCCGGCTCCGGCGCAGTCGCCACCACCGTGCAGGCCAAGCTGCGGGACGTGGTGTCGGTGCTGGACTTTGGTGCCGACCCGACGGGAGTAGCAAACAGTGCAACTGCATTCACCAATGCGATTGCCACTGGGAAACTGGTTCTAGTTCCCAAAGGCACTTACCTGCGCGGCGTGACTTCGACTACCTATGCCACTGACCAATTTATCGGCATTCTTAGAGTCGGAGAGAAAACTACAATCAACTCAAGTGACCCGCAGGTCATCGTGGCCCGCGAAGTCGATTCAAGTATTGGCGGCAACGGGCATTGCTTCAGCGACTCTTCCAATATCAACCGCCCCGGCACGATCAGTTACAACAGTTTCGACGGACGTGTTACTTGGTCTGGTTCGCATAACTATGGTCATTACGCCGCTTTCCAGTCGGGGGCTGTTTATAACTGTTCTGGTACAACGACCGATTGGTTTCATTTTTTTGCTGGACTGGAAGTTACCGACGGCACAGTCACAAATAATAAAGGGCTGACATTTAGCCCTCCAACGCTATCCGGTTCCGGGTACGTCCAACAGAACTTTGCCGTATACGTCAACAATTTGCCCGAGTACACAGGAACTCCGGCGACCAGCACAAGCAACTACGCGCTGTATTCAAGTGGCGCGGCGCGTGTGTGGGCTAATGGCACTGCTACGTTCAAGAACGTGCGTGCGTCCGACGCTGAAGGCAGTCCAGGGGCTCGCGTTCACATTGACGAACCCAACGGCACTGCACCTCGCCTGCGAATCCAACAGCAAACTCAGAATTTCTTTGATTTCGTCATTCCCGCCAGCCAGACCTATATGCAGGTGCAGCAGGCCGGTGGCGGCGCTGGTACTGCTGTTGCGACGTTCATGGCCGGGACTAGTGGTGTCATGGGTCTTGGTACCACGGTTCCGAAAGTCAGCGACCTGGGCGGCGGTGTATTGCAGCAAGACAAAAACACCATTGCGTCAGGTACAGGTGCAGACCTGTATTTGAGCAGCAACGCTTACTACAACACGACCTGGAAGTACAGTGCTACGGTTTCGGCGTCGCAGATTGCACTAATCGGCAATTCTATTCGGTTCAATGTTGCAGCAAGTGGAACAGCCGATACAGATGTCAATGGAACCGGCACATGGACCGAAGGAGGCCGATGGAACAGCAGTGGGTATTTGTTGATCGGGTATACCACTAGCAACGGTTCGTACCCACTACAAGTCAATGGGCAGATTTTCGCCACCAACGCCACCATCGCAACATCTGACGGGCGTTATAAAGAGAATGTCACCGAGGTCACTGGCGCACTGGCTGATGTCTGTGCGCTACGTCCGGTATCCTTTGATTGGAAGGCGCATCAGGTTCACAACTTCCAGGCGGGCCGCTCGGTAGGATTTATCGCTCAGGAAGTGCAGCAGGTCTTGTTGGCGCGTGACTTTGTAGGTGCGGTAGTCAAGGGTAATGAGTGTGAGTTGCCAGACGGCACAACTGAGGAATTCCTTGGGCTGTCCGATGGTGCGCTTGTC